ATGGCTTTTCAAACAAGTAAGGATACGAAATATAATCAGTTAGTATTATCTGATATAACAGTTATAAAAGAGCTGTTAACTTTTAGAGGATCGATTGATGATACAAATTTTAATCAAGGTGCTTGTGCAACAAATTCTTTAAAAATGAACACAGATGTTATTAGTCTATTTGCAGATTTAGATAAATTAATAAAAAAATCATTGAATGAAGAACAAATGAAGCTACTATCTTATATTACTAAAGATTTCTCCTATTATACCATCGCGAACATCTTAGGAATTCCCATTAAAACGGTTGGAAGTAGATTTAATACAATCTGTCTAAAAATTAAACAAGAGAATGATAGGCAATGGAGAAAAGTAACTTATATTAATAAATTAAGATTAAAAACAAAAAGATGTAGTAAATGTCATGATATTCTTCCTGCTACAGATGAATTTTTTAGTTTGAATAGTAGCAGTAAAGATTTATTCCATTCCCAATGTAAAAAATGTAAAAAGTAAAGGCATTAGATGTTTGGGCGAAAAAATTGGATTATCCCCTACACCAGTCACCCTAATAAGTAGAAGGAGAATTAATATGAAAATACAATTACCACATACGATAATTGAATTAAATTTAGAGCTTCCGATAGAAGAACGAGTGTTATACATACAATCCATTTTAGAAAATGAGAGAATTGTTTATGGTGGTGAAGAAATATCTTTAGAGATCTATTTACATATTACCTCGCAAGCTCATCATACAATCGTTTTATTGGATATGCTTGGGTATTATATGACCAAGGGATATTTTACTAGGGAAGAGCTATTATTAGAAGAAGAAAACTTAAAATATATTAAGGAAGCTAAAAGGCGGAATAAAAGACGGAGAGAATTAGCAAAATTACTTAAAAATCAAAGTACACCGCATCGATTACAAGATAATTACGTACTCTCCCATTTTAAACAGAAAGAAATAAAAAAAGGATCTAACAGACATAATACATTTTCAAATACCTCATATTTTGAAGCTCTTGCACTTGGCATCGAGGATTTGGATGAAGAGTCTATCCAATAAGTCAATTAATTTAAAATACATATTAAAAAATGAAATTTTCTAATAGGTCTGTATGGCTTCCTTATACAGACCTATCATGAAGGTTTCATCTTCAAAACAGAGTTGTTTAGTAATACACACAGTTTAAATAAGCTAGTATGAATCCTTATAAATTAATGAAAGAAGGTGATGCCTATTGGATGTATAAATGAATGTAAAGTATTTTTAATGATGAAACCTTCGAAATTACACTCTTCTTTAGGAGGCGATAAAGGAGAATGAAAATTGTAAAAAACATAACTGAATTTTATCACTCATTAATCAATAATGAAAAACTTCTACGTTTGTTGTACTACATACCAAAAGATCAATTCGATGATCCACTAGACGAATCAAAATTGGATGTCTCTCAATTACCTGAGAAAGAACATGTACTTAAAAATTTAATCGTTATTGGTGATAAACCGAGTGATTTATCGTTAGAAACAAACTTTTGTAGAATTTGTTTGTATACAGGACCTCGGTTGCCTCAAAAAAATTATCTAAAAAACATCAATCAATTTACAGATAATCCCTACTCAAGCACCCAGCAATATATTTTTGATATTTATACACCTGATTCTGTCAATAATATTGATTTTCGTATGGATTGGCTTGGTGAAGTGCTAAATGAGGTGCTGTTTCAAGAGGATGTTGAAGAATTTGGGGATTTAAGATTCCATAGTGGACTCCCCATCACCAATTTACCAAAAGGTATTATTGGTTATCGCTGGAGTTACATTATGCCCTCAGGACAACAACCTACAGGTTATAGATCATGAACATCACTACTAAAAGGGCTTTTGGGAAACCCCTTAATTATAAAGGTTTAAATATTTATCCTGTAAAAATGAAGGATGTAGATGAATTTTATGATGCCGTGCAATGCTTACTTTTACCTAAGAACGATTTTCAACAACCAGAAATAATTAGAATGTCCTACTTACTCTTTTTAATTACCGTATCACAAAACGATGGTGGGCATGAAATCGTAGAGAAATTAATTTCATTATATCGTTTAGTTTTTAATACCGAGGATATTCATATTTCAATGAATGAAAAGGGTATGGTTTTTATGAAAATCGATGGTATTACTTTGTATGAGCGGGATTTCGATAAAATTAAGACCATTATTAGTGAACAAAACCTTATTGACTTAGATGATGATTTTATTGATCCTGGTACAAAAAAAGCCATACAAGAAGCACGTGCATTTATGGCGAAAAGAAAAACAAGACAAGCAGATTTAGAGCAACAAATAATTGCCTACCATTGTAAATCTGGTTTACCCTACCATGAAATTGAACATTTAACTTTATACCAATTCCATAAAGGATTATCACGCATGGACTATATGGTAAGTAGCGATGCCATTCTTAACGCACGCTACTCTGGGATGATTGAATTTAAAAATGACCAAGATCTCCCCCATTGGTTAGGCTTTATTGAAGAACCAAAGAAAAACGAAGATGTCATTATTACAAAATCGGCATTTGATCAACAAATGAAAAAACTTGGCCTTGAACCAAAATAAAAAAATTAAAACTAAAAGGATGGTAATTTATATGTCACAACCAAATCAATTTTTAACTTCAGTAGCAAATGTTCGTTTATTTGATCGTTTAACGGATGAATTAATTTTAAATGGTAAAACATTACTTAACTCATCTATGACTCAAGCTATTCAAACACAGGCAATTCATGCTGGTAAAGGCTCTAAAAAGGTGTACGAGTTAAACTATCAGAAAGAATTAACGTTCTCTATTGAAGATGCTGCTTTTGATACTGCATATATTGCTTTACAAAATGGTACAGAAATCAATCATCAATTAGCTGAATATTATACAGATGAAATTATTTTACTTGATGCTACTGGTAAAGGTACATTAACTGAAACTCCTCTAGGTAAGGTACATGTAGAGCAGCTAAATGGTACGTTCACACAATATACGCCAACTGGTCAGGAAATTAGTGTCCCTGCATTAGCTGGTAAAGAGATCCAGGTTATCTACGCTGTTCAGGAAATGATGGATACAATTGAAATTTCAGCTGACTCATTCCCTAAAGCTGTTCGTATGGAATTAAACGTAGATATTCGATCTAATAATGGAAAAACTGGGGAAGTTATTATTGAAGTACCAAACTTCAAACCGAATGGTGCGGTAGAAATTTCAATGACACATGAAGGTGTTGCTTCTTCTTCCCTAGCTGGTAGCTCACTTGCCGATAAAAAAGGTAATTATGCTTATATTAAATTGCGTAATTTATCTGAGGATAAAGTACAGTTTACAGCACTTGCTGCCAATCCATCTCATGTCGTTCTAGATTCTACAGTCGCTGGAGACAAACAACTTATTTCAGTGTTAGGTATTCGTGGGGCAGGCTATAGCAATGTATTGCTACAAAATAAAGATTTAACTTGGACATCTAAATCTCCATCCGTTGCAACTGTAAATGCAGATGGAGTCGTAACTTTAGGATCTTCTTCCAACGTCAATGATCAAACAATTATTGAAGTAACGGATGGTACTTACAGCGAAAAAATTATTGTAGATATCGTATAAGTGAATTAATGTAAAAAGGGTAGAATTATTCTACCCTTTTCACTTTTAAATCAGTAAAGGAGTGTACTATGACAAAACGTGAGACGAAATTAACATTGACAGATATACATAAGAATGCAGAAGAATTAAATAAAAAGCAAAAATTTTTCATTGATAAAGATCAAGGAAAATTTATTTATTACTACCCTAAATTTAGTAAACGGAAAATAACTATTTTAATCAATGATTTATCCAATACGTTAGCCTATGTAGAGCAGCATAAGCTAGATTTTTTCAACAATGATGATGAATTAAATAATTATATTCTATTTTTAATTATTAAACATTTTACTGACTTACAAACTGAATTGAAAGATAAATCTGTTGAACTTCATTTTGCTACTATGAATGAACTAGTTGACATCGGTTGGTACGAAATGTTTCTGCTGAAAATGTTCCCTATGCAAGAAATTTCAAATGTTTTAGATGAAATTAGAAAGCGACTAAATGTAAGTTTTAAATATTTAGCACTAGAAGAAGAGCTCAGTCGAAAAGGACAAACTGTTGATTCAATTCTTAATGATAAAGATAATTAGAATTTTGAACTACTCCCCTACTTAATTGGGAGGGTATTTGAATATTTTAGAGCAATTATTGTCATCTAAAAAAATATGCAAATTAAAAACAGCTACCATCTTAAATAACATAGTAGCTGATTTTTCATTTGATTTAATGAGGAGGGAACATTGATTGAGTACTGGTGGTGAACAAAAAAAACCAACAGAGTTTCTAGTCGCTCTAAAAATTAACGACAAGATCTCGAAACAAAATATTTCTACATACTTAAAAAAATTAAAGAACATCCCCAATCTAACGATTAATTTAGACGTTACAGGATCAAATACTCAAATATTTAATGAGTATGGGAAGCAAATTAAAGCTTTAGAACAGCAATTAGAAGCATTTCATTTAAAGCTGCAAAATGTGGGAACAGAATCATCCGCCCCCCTTTCCATTTTCGAAGATTTCAAGCAGGGAATTACTAATACTTTAAAATCTATCGATACTCTTAATGAAATGTTTGATGATGTAAATGTAAATGTGAAAGAAATTTCTAAACAGCTGGCCAAAATTCCGACTGGCGATCTTCAATCTCTACAAAATTTAGCGTCACAATTGAAAGTAGAAATGGAAACAATCTCTACAAATCAATTTAAACTCTATGGAATCCAAGAAGCGCAGCAAAATTTGCAGGCTTTAGAATCTAATTTATATAATATCTACGAACTCCAAAAAGCCTATGCGAATACTACTGATTTCGAACAATTAACATCACAAATTACCGATTTAAATACCCAACTGACCAACATCCAGCTTGGTGAAGGCTTAAACATAGCGGGCATTTCTGATATTTCAAACCAAATTGACAAGATGAATCAGAGTATAGTGGATTTTGAAAACAATACTAATACAGCCGCTCAAAGTTCAAACAAAATGGGTACCACCATAATTGATGGAACTAAAAGGGTAATTGAATTAACAGAATTATACAACAATACTGCAAGTAAAATTAAACCACCCCCAGCTATTGTAGAAAATCAGAATACAACCTCTGAAGTAGGAAGTACCAGTGCATCGGCATTAAGCGGTATTACAGCACTTTCAAAAGGATTGTTGGCAACAACTGGTGTTGGTGCTTTATTATTATCGGCAGAAGCAGGATTAAATTATTTATTTGAAAAGCAAGCTAAAGCCAAAGCCGAGGCAGAGAAATTTGCAAATGATGTAGCGATGGCCAATAAACAGTTACTCGCATCTTATGAACAAAATGCAGACACAATCGATAAATTACTTCCAAAATATGAAAGATTACATGAAATAGTCAACAACGGAAATGCTGATACGAACACACTTTCTGAATACTACGATATACAAAACAAATTAACTACCCTTTTACCATCTTTAATTTCAGATGAAGATGAATATAACAGGAAAATAGTGGGCTCTGTTGAATCAGTCAAAATTAAAACCGAACTATTGAAAGAGCAACTAGCAATAGAAAAAGAAAAGGCATCTCTGAAAGAAAATGAAAATAACTCTAAAATAATTGATAAATATGAAGGAAATATTACCGATTATAATTCACAAATACAAGAACAATTAAAAAAATTTAGTACTATTTATAATAGTTCTTTCAGCCAATTTTCATTACCTCTTTTGGATGAAAAAGGCGATTTAATTTATAATTCCTTTGAAAAGCTAACAGAATTAAAAGAAATTTTAAATCAGAGGCGTAATGAGGCTTTGGCTTTAGGAAATAACGAATTAGCAAATGAATACGAAAGGTTAGAACATGAAGTAAATTACACTAGTAATCTAATAAACAATACTAATCTTAATTTAGCAGATAGTACTTCCAAATTAAAAAATGCCTATATAACAGAGTTAGAAAGTATTATAAATAAAAATGAAGATTTAAAAGGCAGTACTAAAGAGTTCGCACAGACAATTAGCTCTGAACTAATATTTGATTCTAATGCGGATGGAATAAAGAACCTACAATTAGCCCTATCAACACTACTGAGTGGGAATAATACCTCTAATTTAATAGAAGAAATGAATTCCCAATTCAACAAACTATATTATGCAACTCCAGAAAAGTTTAAAGAAAAAGAGAAAGAAGTGTCTAAATATGTAGACAACCTAAAAGACATATTTAAAACTGCTAATCCAGATATGGACGAATCACAACTTGAGTCTATTCAAACTGGTGCCAAAAATAAATTAAATAATATAATAAATGAATTCAAGAAATACAACAATGTAATGAATGTTACTGGGCTTTCCCTAGTAAATTTCACTTCAAAAACTTCTTCTTCAGGTAATGAGCTGGATAATCTGGCATCTAAGATGAGAAATTATAAGGATTCATCTGAAGAGGCCCTCGGGATTTCATCTTCATATATTAATGTATTAGATGATTCTTTATTTACTTATCAAGAAATCTCAAAACAATTAGAAGATTATTCACAACAAACCTTAGTTGATTTATTAAATAAAGAAAAATTAACAGCCGCAGAACAAAGAATAGTAGACCTTTATAAAACTAGGAATGAAATATTAAGAGACTTATCATCTGTCTATCCTAATATAGTAAATGATGAATCTATATTAATGGGTATTTCAGCAGAAAAAATCAATTTGATGATTGCTGAAAATAAAGCAAATGATGCTTTATTAAAAGCCCATAAGTTAAATCGTGAAAATAAATTATCTGAAGAACAAAAGGCTACTCTGGAACTTGCAATTGAAACGAATAAACGAATTAGCATCAGAAACATCGAAGTTCAACAACTAGAATCAAAATTAGCGGAACATGCAAAAAAAATAGATGAAAAGCCTACTTCTTCTTCTGATCTAGCAAAGCTACAAAATGAAATGGCTTACCATAGAGCCGCTGCAACATACGAACCTAAAATAAAATTGAAAAACGCTGAATTAATTGATTTAACCAATTTAAAAATAAATTATGGTGAACAATTAAGTAAAGTTGGTAACTCTGTTACTAAATTAACTAACGCTGAAAAAAATGCCAACAAGTCAACAACGCAATCAATATACATAACCGATAAATACAAACAAAAACTTGAAGAGTTAAATCTCGGAATTGAAAAACAACAAAGATTGCTGTCTAAGCTACCTGAACATTCTAGTGAGTATCGAAGAGCTTTAGAAACTCAAATTCAATTTGAAAAAGAAAAACTTCGAGTGATGCAACAGCAAGAGGCTTCTTTAAAAAATCAAATTGCCTCAGGGAAAATTCAGCAAACGGGTAATATAACAAGTAAGTCCCCTACTTCTTCCACAACTACTAATCTAAACGGTTGGTCTGGCAAAATCACTAGTGCATATGGAGGCCGTAAAGACCCGATTACTGGAAAATCGGATAATCATCTAGGCATGGATATTTCCGGGTCTAAAGGAACTCGCTTAGATGCGAATGTTGCAGGCAAAATAATAGCTAGCGGTGATGCTATTAAAAATGGCTATGATGGCTCTTATGGAAATATTGTTGTCGTACAAGATGCAAATAATTTCAAACATCTTTATGCTCATCTAGATAAAGCTATCGCTAAAATGGGTGATTATGTTGATGTGGGAACGCAAATAGGTAATATTGGTGCTTCTGGTAGAGTGACAGGTCCACATTTACATTACGAAGTGAAGAATGCTAACGGACAACGCTTAGATCCAACAAGTTACTATACTGCTGCAAAAAATGGAGCGACATCTTCTCCATCATATGCAGTTGACACGGCACAACAAGCTATTGATCAAACAAAATCTGAATTAGTAAGTTTACAGCAACAGATTTTAAATCAAAAAGATTTAGTAGAAGACCTTGAGCGCGGCATAATTGATAGTTATCTTTCCTCTTTTGAAAACAAAAAGACAACGATTGATAACTTATTAGAAACTAGTGATAACAGATTAAGGAAACTCACTGTCACATCAGAATCCTATCGTAAAGAACTAGACAGACAAACAGCTGCTTTAAATGATAAAAAGAAAATTAACCAAAATGAAATTGCTTATCTGGAAGGCGTTATTAAGAGTGGTACTGCCTCAAAAAAGGTCATTGATGAGTATACACAACGTCTTCATGAACTGAACAATGTCAATAGTGAGATAGATTTTGCCATTTGGGATGTAGGCTCAAAAAAAGTTGAATCCTACATGTCAAAGTATGAAGAACAACGTCAAATTCAGGATAATGTTATCGCCTATGAAAAAGCAAAACTTGGAGAATTAGATACTTCCTCTGCTAGGTATGTAAAATCACTTGTAAATATTAATAATGCGATGAAGGAAAAGCAGAATGCCAATCTTTATGAACTAACTCAATTAAAAAGCCTAGTAAATGGAAATAAAGGGTATGGTGATGGTTTACAATCTGCCAAAAAACGCATTGAAGAGTTAACGATCGGTATGAAAGAGTTACAGGTTGATATTCAAGATAGTGACTATGATATTTTAATCAATATCAAAACTCAATCGGATGAGAAAATAAATAATATAGAATCCGAAATAAATCGTGCTGAATTGATTCGTAAAATGTTTGATGAGGGTTCTGCAGATTATGAGAAATATACAAACATTATTATTAATGCCCAAGAAAGAATTGCTCAACAGCATTTAGAAACTAGAGATAATTTGCTAGAGGAATTAAAACAGCGTGATATCACTGCTGAACGTATCAAAGAAATCACAAAATTAATAAATGAAGAGTATAATGGCTATTTAAATGCCACGTTAGCTATTAAAGACTATACAAAACAAAAGGACGATGCAAAAAAAGCCCAACTTGAAAAAATTGCAGATAAAGTTATTAGTGCGTATAAAGATTATTATCAAGAACTTCGAGATGAACAAATCAAGCAACTTGATGAAGAAATTGAGCGCGAAAATAAAAAACATGAAACAATCATGAAAAATCTGCAAGAAGAAATGGACTTATTTAGAAAAAGTATTGAAGATAAGCTAAGGCTCATTGACCGAGAAGAAGCTCAAAGAAGCTATGATATGGAGATTTCTGATTTAGAAAATGAGCGGAATGATGTACAGAGCAAGCTAAATATTTTAGCTTTAGATAATTCTTATGAAGCGAAGGCAAAGAGGAAAAGTCTACAAGAACAGCTAGATGAAATTGATAAAACAATTGCGGAAAAACGCCATAACCGAGAAATTGATTTACGTAAAGAGTCTTTAAATGATGCATTAGAATCAAAAGAGGAAGAAATAAATGAAAAGATAGAGCTACAAGAGTCAGAGCATGAAAATTTAGTCAATAAAATTAATCTTGAAAAGGAATATTGGGAGTCATACTATAGCAATTTACTAAATGATGAACGCCAATTCGCTAAAATGAGAGAAGATATCGTCGCTGGTCATTTAACTAATGTTGAGGCAGAATTCAATCAATACCGTGATAAATTAAAAGCCTCACTACCCGAAATTAGCGGTGCATTAGACGATACTATGAAAGCTATAGGTTTTTCTATCCGAGACAATGTTATTCTCGAACTAGAAGAAGCTCTAGATTTAATAAAAAAATTTAATGACAGTCAAGAATCAAAGGATAATGGTTCATTTGAATCGAATCTTTCCAATCCACAAACATCTAAAGGCAACTTATCTAATGCGGACTTACAAGTTCTATTAGGAAAGTTCTTATATGACAGAGTTTTGCCGAATGTTTCTGGCCAGGATCAGAGTGCCGTTAGTGAAATGGCAAAAAATTTAGCAGCAAAGGGTCGCGATAAGGCTGATTCTCGATTTACTGAAAATGGTGCTAATTTTAATGAGTCCACAAGGGTTCTAACACAAGCAGAAATGGATTCATTATCTGAGTATTTTAATAGTAATAAAAACTTGCTTGGCGGGAAATATAATAGCTTTTTTGAGCAGTTTTTCAACGAGAGTTCAGGAAATACACAAGAAAATGGAAGCAAACTATCTGATGCGGATATGAAAGTTATGTTAGGCAAATTTATTTACGAGAAACTTGTACCTGAACCATCTTTAAATGCAAATACTAAAATGGCTCTAAAAAACAAAGCTGATAATCTTGCTACAGAAGGCAGAAACAAGGATTCCAAAATCTCCGAAAACGTAACATTTGATTCTGTAAAAAACAAGTACTCTTCTGAACAAATACAACAGTTAAAATCATTTTTTAATTCCAGATTAGATATGATTGAAAATCTTACAACACGTGAATTAATGAAGAAAAAAATTGCCTCACTTGACAGTGGTGGTTTCATGAATTGGACAGGAATTGGGATTGATGGTAAAGGAGGAAAAGCTATTATTGCTCACCCTCAAGAAATTATGTTGAATAAAGCGGATACTCAAGGTTTGTTTAATTCCATCAATATAATGGATAGTATCATGAATAACCTATCCCCTTTCCTACTAAAATTTGCACCATTCCAAAAAACATCCTCTGTTAGTAATGGCGATACGTATGGTGACATTAAGATAAACTTCCACATCGATAAAATGAACGGTGACAAAAACGACTTAAATCGATTTAGTAAAATGATTGATGATGATTTATTGCGTAGGAAAGGAATGAGAAAGTAATGTTGGAATCTATTCATTTTATGTATGACAACATTTCATCAAAAGATATGGGTATTCAAATTGCTTCAACAAGAGGCGGTTTATTTGAAGAAAACTTTCTTCCTAGAAGGAGAATTATTGAGAAAAAAATTGCTAATAATGAAAAACCGTATTTTCAAAAGGTTGAACATGAACCCCTCTCCTTTAACTTGTCCTTTTATCTTGAAGATTGGCTGGATGACCACAATCTAAGAAAAATTGCTCGTTGGTTATTTCAGCCATATTACAAACCCTTAATTTTTGACAATAATCCAAATAGAGTATTGTACGCTCTTGTAGAAGGAAATTCTGCCTTATTACATAATGGTTTAAAGCAAGGTTATGTAGAACTAACTATTAGATGTGATTCTCCCTATACTTACTCTCATGAACTTATTTTTAATAATATGGCATTTAGAAATGCTAATACTGGTTATCAAATTATCGACGACATGAAAAGCTTTGAACAAGGGAGTTTTTTTAATTCGAAGGTTACCTCTAATGGTTTAACGATTGATAAAGTTGATAATTCCTGGGGAGCACAATATGCCAATATCAAAAAATGGAGTGAATTTTAAATGGAAACAACAGATGGACTTAAATTGAATATTACTACTGAATCCTCATTTGAAGATGATGATATAAAAAATACCATTGTTGAATATGGCAATAATTTTAGTAAATTAGAAAAATACTTAAAAGATTCCACTCAATCTATTGAAGATCTAAGTGATAATAAATATTATCCAATTGGTCATATTATGTGGAATAAGGTGCCTGCCTCAGGTTCATATATCGGCTGGGTTGTCACAAGAGAAGGTATTCAAGCAAAAAAATGGTTACCAAATAAAAATTACAGTATTGGCAATTTAGTAAAGCCGCCTGTAGATAATGGTGGCCTTTATGAATGCGTGGTCGATGGGAAAAGTTCCACTACCCCTCCAACTTTTATTACTTCCTTACAACAAGAATTTCCAGAGGTAACAGGAAAAATTTGGCGCAAAGAATTCAATTACGAGGTAGGCGACTTAGTATTCCCTACTAATGGAAGTAAGACATATTATTATCTTTGTGAGACAGCAGGCTACTCCTCCCCAACTGAGCCAGAATGGTCTTCTGTTCAAAACGATACAGCATTTATTGATAATTCAGTTGTCTGGAGAAAAGCAAAAAATATCATTTGGAAAAAGGTTGGCACAAATAGTGAGTTTAGACCTTTTGGAAAAATAGAATAGGAGTATTTAGAATGAAATGGGGTTCCTTAATAAATTCAACAGGCTCTTATATATCTAAATATTATGAAATTACGAATGCTTCTTCAAAATATTTAACAACCATCCTCGCTAATATGATAAATATACATCATCAACAAATAGAGTTTCTCTATTCCCTCTCTTACGACTACAAGAATTGGACTAATTGGAAATCAATAAATTTCAATGATAACCATTTGTTAGATGGCTATAATTTAGATGGTTTAATTTTTAGATATAAGATTGTTCTTCATGCAAAAAAAGATAACGAAAAACCTTATGTACAATCTTTCTCAATCGCCTTCGATCCTTGCGAATCCTTAGAAAACCTGGGCGATTTTATTGTTAAGCCAAAACTATGGATTAAGAAAAAGAATGGTAAAGGCAGTATAGAACTAACCAATATCATGACAAATCAAACGTTAGTTTTAGACAACCTTATCGATAATGAAGAAGTATTTATTGATTGTCAAAAAGAAGATATTGTTTCTGACAGACAGCATTTAGGTGTTTATCGGTATGATGATCATAATGATGAATTCCTAGCATTAGTAGTCGGGGCTAATCTCCTAAAAGGAAAAGGAGATTTCGATATGGATGTTAGACATCAGTATGTCTTTTTGCAGGAGTGAGGTGAAAATCATTGAAATTAGGTGAAATAGATTACCGTTTAAAACCAGATGACGCAAGAATATTTTTATGTAGTCCTGATAAAAAAACAATTGCCAGAATTAGTGAGGCATACGATATCAATTATAGTACTAAGGTTTCGGTACTAAATGAAATTTCATTTAAAATACCTACTGTTCTAATGGAAGATGGGATTCCTTTTGAAAATAAAAATATTGATAAAATAAGAAACAGGTATCTTTTCAAATTGAAATATGGACAAATCACTGAATACTTTTTAATGAATGAATCCAGTAAATCATATAGTGATGATGAGTATATTAGTTATACTGCTTTGTCACTCGGTGTCCAATTAAGTGATAAAAATATAAGACAATTTGAAGTAGTCAGTAAAACATTGTCTCAAATTACTACTGATATTTTATCTTCCGTAAATACAAAATGGAAATTAGGCTACGTTGACAGTTCCTTCGAGGAGGTTTATCGAAGCTATGAGGTTGCATCAAATAATATTTTAGAAATTATTTATGATTTAGCAAAAGTTTGGAATGCTTTAATTGTATGGGATTCAGTAAAATATGAAATTAATTTCTATAAACCCGAAAATATAGGCAAAGATAAAGGCTTCCACCTACGTGATGGAAAATATTTAGAGTCATTCAATTTAGCGACAAACACAATTGATACGATCACTCGCTTAAAAGTGTATGGACAAGATGGCTTATCTATACATCGATTAAATCCTACGGGCCAATCCTATCTCGAAGATTACAGATACTACCTCTACCCTTTCAAACGTGAAAACGGGATTGTTGTCAGTCATTCAAAATATTTAACAGATGGTTTATGCATTGCATTAGAAGACTATCAAGCGTTGGTTGAATCCTTATCAGAGAAGTTTACTAATTTAACTACAATGGTCACTACACAAAATTCCATTATCCAAACAGAGGAACAAAAACTAAGTACCCTGAATTCCCAAAGAGTCATTATTGAAGATGAATTAGATTTATCAAATGCAAATTTTCATTCCTCAACTCCAAAACATCAAGAAATCATTCAACGTTTAGAGGCCAAACGATTAGAGATCTCCAGTCAAGAAGCCTTTATAAGAGATTTAAACTATCAGCTTTCCGATTACGTAAATGAATTACTTGCGTTGCAGGAAAAATTAACTAGAGAAAATAACTTTACAGTTGAGCAGTTAGCTGAGCTATCCGATTTTGAAATAGAAAAAGAATATACTAATGATTCAATTGTTGATGATGAGGACTTAATGGAAGACGGTAAGGAAGTATTCAGACAATATTTAGAGCCAAAAATTAGATTAGATATGAACTTAATTGATTTTCTATCCATTGTTGAATGCCAAAATGATTGGGACAAGTTAGGTTTAGGAGATCTTATCAGGGTAAGATACGATAGATTACAAGTAGATATAAAAGCCAAAATTACGGAAATTACTCATGATTTTGAAAATGAAAGTATTTCTCTTGTTATCGAAAATGAATTTAATGAAGATAATAATTGGTTAGAACAGCTTAATACAGCAGGCAATACATCTACAATTGTTCAGATGGATAAATGGAAGTGGAATTTGTCCGAACAGAACAACGGTGCCATTAACGATATCATCAATAATAAATGGGATGCATTAAAAAATGCTGTCATGGCTGGTTATAACCAGAAAATAGAAATAAGCGAACGTGGCATTATTGTGAAAGATTTAGAAGATCCATCAAGTTGGCTTATTATACAAAATGGATTTCTTGCTATCACCAATGATAATGGCGAGTCATGGAAACACGCAATTTCAAAAGATGGAATTTTTGGCGAACGTATTTTTGGGAAGATCATATCTGGTGTTAATTTGATGATTGAAGATGAATCTGGTATATGGATAACACAGGGCTCAAGAACTACGATTTATAATCGACATGGTGAAGAAACTATGTATTTAGGGTTAGTTTCTAATAATACAAAAGATGAACAAGGAAACTTAATTCCACAGGACCATGAATGCTTCGGACTTATATCGTGGAATGACGTAACAAGGGTTGCATTAACTACTTGTGAAGGATTTTCTGTGAGCCAGAAAGATAATGAAGAATGGAAAAAGGTGTTATGGGCTAATACAGAGGGTACTCTCTACTCTAGAAACATGATTGCTGAGAATATTAAAATTGTCAATAATCTTGATGAAGTGATCTTAGATGCTGAAAATAACTATTTTAATATTGGTTTATTTGACAAAATTGTCGCAGATGGCAAATTAACGACGCTTGAAAAATTAGAACTTATTAAAGAATTATATAAAATCCATTCAGACTACAAGCTGCTTCTTCAACAGGCACAAAAATACATACGGAGTGAGAGAGATAATGTTTCAGATATTGATGGTGCTTTTAATATTGCAACTCAAACCTTCCCTACCGTTCACTCTACTACTGACAGGTATTCGACGAGTGCTATAAAAAATGCATATTTAGAGTTAACAACTTACATGTCCCATTATATCAAAATCATAAATACTGGTTACCTTGAATCATCCTACTTAAATATTGATATGACTGATCCACTGACAGAATCCACGAGTCCCATTGAGAATCGTGGTATTTTTGTGCAGAAATTTAAAAATTACTATGATGAAGCGACTAGACTAAGACAAGAAATTGAGGATTCCTTATTCTATTCAGGTCTCACAATGGGCAGCTATCACAACAATCTCATTATGAATGATTTTGGCTTTATCGCTGTTCGTAATGACGGGAAGTATCGAGCTTATCTAAATGCCACTAATGGACTTGCCCTGCAGAAATGGGAAAATGGTAAATGGGTTAGTAAACTATTTGCCACTTTAGGTGACTCTAAATGGGAAGATGGAACACTATACGCTGAAGGATTGGTCACAAAAAACCTTCGAATTGTAGATGGTGACTTAGGTGATGCCATTACTCTAGATTGGGAGAATGGTATCACTATTTATGGTGAAAATGGTGAGGAAATTAGATTAAATGCTAATGAAGCTATCTCCATTTATGTCGATGGTCAGAAGAAATTTTACGTAGGGACAGATGGAAGACTTTATGCAAAAGACATGACTACTCACAACCTTAAAATAGTTGATGGCTTCTTAGGTGAAAAGATCATCTTTGACCAAAATGATGGTATCACTATTCATGGGAATAGCGGTGAAGAAATTCGCCTAAATGCCAATGAGGGTATTGCGATTGATGTCAATCATGAGCCTAGATTTTGGGTAAGTAAAGATGGACACTTGTATGCACGAAAACTTTTCATTATGAATGGTGAGTTAGATGAGTCGATTCTTGAAGAATTAGCTGATGATGATAGCTTTATCTCTGATTTGACGGTTACTAGACTCAGAACTTATGACCCTATGGACCCTGATAATTATGTCCATATTAAACAAAAATTTTTAAGATTTATTACCAAAAATGGTTCATCAGAAAATGTTAAATATGAAATGTATTTTGAGGGTTCAGGAGCACAAGCCTACCCTATTGCTATTTGGGGTAGTGGTTCAGGTAATAATACTAACAATAATAAAGCTAAGCAATATAAAACCCCTCAAGGTTTCTTTACTGAGTATATAGATGAAAATGGTGAAAAACACTCTATTAATTTAAACACAGAAAGCACAAAATCTATAGAAATTAATTCGCCTAGGACGGTATCTATTAAAGGTGGGAGCGGAAGTATCACGATGAATAACTCACTTTTAGAAATAAAATTTGGAAGTAATACGATGACTATGTCTGCAACAGGCATTAAATTAAACGGTACTCGTATTGATCTAAACTAAGGAGCGTTAGCATGCCTGAAGTATCAGTAAGAGGTAATAAAATAAGTAGCTCTATTGCTAATAAGCACGTTAAAGTAAGGAAACCTAATAAGCCTCAGTGTGTTCCAGAATATATAGATGGTCAATATTATGGAGGCTATTGGGTGGGAGATGTTTGTTATGGTATCGAAATCCCACCTAGCTCGCCCTATGATGAGCTAGATATCGATGCAACTGTGGAAGGGACCATTAATGATGGAGTACCTACTGTTTTTGTGAATGGCAAGGAAGTTGCATTTTCAGGTGCCAAAACACAAGAACAAGATTCATATACTGTTCCAAGTGGCTGGTCTTATGTCAGCGGTGGACATTCTAGTGCCAATGGTTCTGTAAGCTCAGGTAGTTCCAAGGTATTTGTGAGTGGTAAACAGCTTGCTAGAAAAGGTGATTCTGTAAGAACACATGCAAGCTCCAGTGCTTCTATACAAGAAGGATCTAATAATGTGTTTGCCAACTAAAATTCACTTGGAAAGGAGGTGAGAAAATTGTCACTACCCACTAATTATTTAGAATTTAATAATCCTATTCATATCGTTTGGCGAAAAGGAACACCCAACGACCCATACATCGATCGACTGGATATCGCTCGTGTTGTCAATCAACGTGTTTTTTTATTAGAAATTCCTGACGAAATGTATAAGGTTAGAATTTCAGGTATGTTTGAAATTAATTATGAAAAATTCATCAAGCACAACTTAGAAAAAAATGAATTTTATGTAGACTATTCTAATGGATTTGTTTATTTCCATGCAGTGAAGGAAGCAGAAACAATGTCAATGGTGTACAAAGGAAGAGGATTAATCCTTTACCCTTCTACACGAATTGTACATTATGATGGTACCAATTCTACCGAAACACTGCACGAAATTATTGAAAGAAGCAAAATACAACTCCAAGACCTAATTGATCAAACAGATAACTATGAAGAATATTTAAAAAAGCTGGTCATTGCTATTAATGAATCCAATCATGCCACTGACCAGGCTTTAATTGCCACTCACAATGCTAATGAAGCAACCGAACTAGTAAAAGATGCATACGAAACAACAGTTTTAATTTATCAGCCATTTGTTCGTACATATGATGACATTGCAAAAAAATTTCCCCACCCTGAAGTTGGATGGACAACACAGGTATTTGATACAGGCATACGTTATCGATGGAATGGAAAGGCCTGGATTCCTATTGATGCCTTAGGTGGGAATGTCCCATTAGCCAATGAAGTAATAAATGGATTAATGAGCAAAGAGCAATTCGTAAAGGTTAAAAATATAACTGAATTTGTAAATGAGAAAACAATGGTATTCATTATTCCGAAAGATATTTTGCAAGGTGTTCAAGACCCACATGTAGTTTTTGACTGGGACGGTGAAATAGTTGATATTCAAGCATCGATTTCTATTCAAGGGACTACGCCTACCCCTATTCAAATACAAAAATCAACAAACTTCACGGATTGGTTGGATATCACGGATCATCCAGTAATCATTGATGAAGATTGTTATTTAAATAATCAAGTATATACGTTAATAAACAGTACGGTGAAGAAGGGAGATGTGTTTAGACTACACATCCCTTCTTTTTCTGTTGATGCACAAAATTTATCTGTCAATGTAAAAATAGCATTGAAATGATCCTATTTAAAGTTTCAATACAATCAATTTACACTAACAATTTATTAGAAAGAAGGAATTTATTTATGACAAAAGCACCTGTAGTATCATGGTATGAAGGTACAAACACAAAAGCAACAGAGGTTAAAAGCACTGTAAACTACGGTACTGTTGATGCTGACTCTCAATCAGCTACAAAGGTTTTCTATATTTGGAATAACAGAGATACGCTTGATGATTGCTCTAAAATGGAAGAAGTAGTATTCACAACTCGTGACCGTAACGGTGGTTTGGGTGATTCACCTGTCGTAGAAGCTGTTAAAGACAACTGGTTTTGGGTTCGTGTTGACAGCTTAAACGAGGAGTCATTCCTTCCTGTCGGTAAAGGTGGCGTAGGTACCAAAAATCCTAGTGGTATGAAAGAATTAGGAACTACAGGCTCTACAACAAATGTGAACGCTTCTACTGCTCAAGTTTGGGCAGGTAATAAGCTATTAACACTAGATACTTATGTTCAACCAACAACAGCAAACGGCTTCATTTACAAAGTGACTAAAGCAGGTACTACAGATGGAAATGAGCCAACATGGGTGAAAGTTGAAGGAAATCCTGTATTCGATGGTTCAGCAGAGTTTGTAGCCATTAAAATTGTACAAACGCCTGCATCAAAAGAAATCTTAGGTTACGCAAACAAAACTGATGTTAACGGAACTAACGCTCACCTAGCAGGTGGTAACTTCGTTAAGATTTCTGTTTACGCAGATGTACCTATCACAGCGTCAGCAGGCAAAAACCTGTTAGTACAACGTGTTTCTTACCGTTACGTGTAAAAGTAACAAAATGATATTTAATAAATAAAACAGTGATTTTACAGGGTAAGGGGATTTTCCCCCTACCCTATTTTTTATGTAACTTATAAAAGAAAATACTTCAATGCAATGAAGGAGATTGATAAAAATGTTATTCGCAAGCGCAGGAAATAATCATGCATATGGTATTCCTTTCAATTGGAACGCTGACTATGCAAACGGTAAAAACTATGCCGAGTATGACCCACTTACGCATAAGAAAAATGATTTTTATTTGATTCAGAAAAATCAGGTCATTCGTTTTGGTTTGTTTGGTCAAGGAATGAAGCTCTTTTTTGAAATGTCCGATGGTTCTTTCAACTTAAATGGTAGAAGAATTGAAATTGAGTACATTGATGAACATTCAGAGTCCTACAATTTAACAACAAACTTTGCAGACAAAGACCTTATCACATATAAAGAAGCTTACGCTGATTACAATAATGTACAAGGTATTCAGCAATCCAAAATTAAGTCAATTAATTTTGGCTATAAAACAATCTTCAAAAAAGACGGAGTCCAGTTCTTCTTACAGCCTATTGTTTCACTTCCTTTAGAAGATGAAAACCCATTTATTGAGGTAAAGCTAACTTCCAATAAAACAATGAATGGTCACTTAGTATTCAAATCAAGAGGTGTTGAGATAGAGCGTTTCCCTGCCCCATTAGAGGTTAATAAAGCAGGTCAATTAAATTGGACTATCAAATAATAGAAAGCGAGGAAACACCTAATGAAAAGATTTTGGTTGCGTCTTCCTGATAAAACTGATTCCTTAGAAATAACAACTCCAAACAACAAATTATCTTTATTTGAGTCTTCAACTGAGAAAGCCTACACAATAGAAGTAGGAAAATACTCACTTGAAAAGCTAGTAGAAAATCTTGTTAGCAAGGTTTAAACGCCAAAATTAGAGAGATTAAAAAATCTCCCAAAAACTCAAAGCTGATTGTTCTATTATTATACAAATGTAAGTGGTAGTTTTGTCACTTTTATTGGTGGAATTGAATCTATTGATACAGGAGATAGGCAAGATGGCAACATAATTAATATTTAAGAAAGGAGCATGTTCATATGGCTATTATAGGTGGGAATTTAGAGCGTAAAGAAATAGGTTTGTCAATTGGTGTTTCAGGAACTCATGACAAAACAAAAATCAACAAAAACACAGGTTTTTTAGAGTTAGTGGATATTGATGTAGATGGTCAAGGAAATCCTATTTATGTTGAGCAAGGCTCTTGGACTTCTGATGTGATTGATTTAGGAGATATATTTCAAGACTTCGAGAAAGTGTTTACAAACAGCACAGTTAATGGTGCAAGCTCATTCGCTGTGTTAACTAGAGTTTCATCAAACAATTATGAGTGGTCAGATTGGGTTGCTATTGCGGAAGATGGAACTATTCAATCTGATACTAAACAGTACATTCAGGTGAGGATTGACTTGTTTGCAGGGTTTGTAACTGATGTTTTTCTCGTAGCTAAAAATGATTTTAATATCAACGAGTTTCTTGAAAAAAAGACAGTAAAAATAGGTGGGTATGTTGTTCCTAAATTAACATCAAATACTTCATCAACAGAAGGTTTTGCATTTGCTGAAACCGTATATAGCGTTAATTATGACTCATGGTACGCATTTGATAAAGCAGATAGGAGTGAAGGATATTGTTCTGCTAAAGGAGTTAAAACAGGATTCTTAGGTTTTTATTTTATTAAAAGGGGCGTAGTAGTTTCTAAATACAAAATTAGAAGTTGCAATGCTTTGTCAACAATGGTTAAATCATGGGTTCTTCAAGGCTCAATTGACACAACAAATGGCACTAATGGAACTTGGGTTGACTTAGATAAACAAACTAATCAGGTTTGGACTACAGGGTACACTGATAAAATATATGAAGTACCAACCTCAAAAAGGGCTAACTATATTGCCTACAGAATTAAGTTTTCTGAGATAAATGGCGGTGATTATGCAGGTGTTGGAGAACTAGATTTCTACGAAGATGAAACAACTTCATTAAGCCTTAAACGTGACTACACTTTTGATAAACAAGTAGATTCAACTTGGTCAGACACAGGGAGTTTACACAGAAAGAAAGTCACTCGTAGCCAATGGCAAAGAATAGATAGATTAGAGGTGTTGTAAATGGACATTGTTACAAGCTATGATAATTGGGGTGGAAATGGTAACAGAAGAAGCATACTAAGTGGAAACTCAGAAGTGTTTGATGGAAATGAAAATACGTATCTATCCTATGGAAATAACGCTCAAATTAATATAGACATTATTTTCAGTGGTTTAGAGGGTGGAAAATTATTCATAGATGGCATAAAAGTTGTTAGAAGTAGCTATGGTTTCATTAATAGAGAGATATATCTAAATGACAATCTCATAGGAGCTTTTAATGACAATGTAGACTACCCACTACCAATGTTAACAATAAGAAAAAATGATAGGTTAACAATAAAAGGAAAGAACAACGAATCAGGTGGAGGAACTTACCCAACCATTATAAGTGAAGTTTATTTAAAAACATATCTTGTTCCTGATAAATCTATGATTTACCATAATGGTGAGTACAAGAAATTCCATCCAAAGATACTAGGTAAAGACACAACTATTAATGCAGTACCTAATATGACTAGCAATACTGCTCCAACAGGTAAAGTAACTGCTAGGGGTGCTTATAATCCTGCATGGCAAGCATTTGATAGGAATAGTTCAACATATTGGTATGATAACGGTTCTAGTGAAAGTAATCCATCATGGCTTCAATATGAGTTTGACTCTCCAAAAGTGATAAATAAGATTGCATTAGATTCTCTTATAATTACAGGAAGTGCATATGGAATAAAAGAATTTACCTTATTAGGTAGTCATGATGGTTTAAACTATGATAGTCTTCTATCTGTTAACAACCACCCAAACAGAAGCACTAAAGAAATTTATCGTTTCAACAATAATAATGAATATTTATTTTATAAGCTTCAATTTGGATTAAGCCACTATAATTACAGTACATTAGTTAGTTCATTTGAAATGTATGAAATGGCTACTCCTGACGCACCTTATTATTGGGAATCATTCCCAAACACCGATCCCTCTTCCTCACATTTCCTTGATAAAAGTATGGACAACCTATCTCCCCTACTTGACAGAATAGTTACAACATTAGAACCTACTGCAATGACTCAAAGGAATGACATATTAGATATTGGAGAAGTTGGCAAAATGTTCAGCAATACTATAGATTTAAAGAAATATTTTGATATTAGAAGCATAAGAACTGAGGTGAAATAAATGCCAATTATTAGAAATAACCAAACGGAATTTACATTCAACAATATCTATTATGTAGATTCCTTAAATGGTTCAGACTCAAACAATGGTAGTAATAACTCTCCTTTTCTAACAGTCAGCCATGCCATATCTAAGTGTTCATTAAAAGGTGACGCTATTTTTGCAAAAGCAGGTACTTATGATGTTACTAGAATTGCAGGAGATTTTGACTCAGGTGGTCTTTGGGATGGAAATAAAGAGATTTATTTTTTTGGGCAAAAAGAAAAAACCATCTTTTTATGTGATGGCACAAAACATAGTGGTAGAGACACACATTGCATTATGTTTCAAAATTCAGAAACAAAAGCATACAATATTACTTTTGACTTTAAAATAGGTAATAGAAATGGTAACAACTATCAAAACTCTATTTGTGGTTTCGGTGGAGGAGCTGTAAAAGGAGAACTTGTAAATTGCTTATTTAAAATTGATAGCCTAATTCCAAACTTTACCTATTCAAATAACGGAACTTCTACTACAAAGTTCACTAATTGCGTATTTGATGTAAAGGCGAATTTTGTTGGAAGTTACTCAGGTCAAGGATTTACTATCGAAAACTGTGTCACTAATTTCACATTTTATAATGAAGGAACTAGAAAAAACACATATAGCAGGGTTACATTTGACTCAAGTTACCACATTACAAACTATGGTGAACTAGATGTAGGTATTGGTGTCTATGCAGGCTCTAATTCTTGGGCTTATTCTTGGGGTTTAAGTTCAACTCTACTTAGGGCAAATGGTAAGACTTTTTCGTTAGAATCAATTAAAGTAACCCATGAAACTAAAATGACCAATATTACTGTGCCAACACCATTTGTTGCTAGTGCAAGTGGTCACTATGGCTCAGGATATGAGCCTTATAAGGCATTTAATGGTACAGCTATAAGTGCAAGTGACACTTGGATTAGCTCAAGGAACACAATTGTTGGATGGATTCAAATTGACTATGGTGCATCTTCTCCAAAGATTGCAAATGTTTTAGAGTTGACTGGTCGAAACTCTAGTGTTATTACTGATAACGTTAAAGATTTTAATATTCTTGGTTCTAATGACAACGTTAATTTTGATACACTTGCACAAATTAGAAATCAAATTGATTGGGCGCAAGTAGAAACTAGAAGATTCGATTTTGAAAACGATAAACCATACAGATATTATAGAATACAAGTATTAGATAATAATGGTTATTCTTATGTAGCAATAGGAGAAATTCTGTTCTCCTATGAAAAACTAACTCTTTTTGAAGTTCCTGTATTATCAACACATAATATTATTAAATATGGAAAAGTTAATTTAACAAATTTAACTAGACCAATTACTACTGAACATTACATCTTACAAGAGGATAGTGTTTCCAAAAATGAACAAGGTCTTTGGACAAAACAAGTAAACAAAAAACCACTCAGCATTAGTTTTAACTAGTGCAGAGTGAGAAAGGATGATTTAATGGTAGTGATAAAAGATGTTAGTGCAATTCCTATAATGACTTCCAATACTGCTCCTTTTGGGGTAGTTTCTGCAAGCAGTGAATTTAGCACATCTTATCAAGCATGGATTGTATTTGGTCAAACAGCTAAAAATGCATATTGGAGTAGTAAATATAAAGAGAGTCCTAGTTGGTTGTCATATGAATTCCCTCAAGCAAAACGCATTATTAGGTATTCTATACTGATGGAAAGTAGTGTAGCATATGCTCCATTAAATTGGACTTTTGAAGGGTACGATGAAGCATCGGGAGCGTGGATTGTTCTTGACACTAGAACAGAAGTATCTTTTGTTATTAATGTAAAGCAACTATACGATTTTAATAATGAGAACTTTTATAAGAAATATAGAATAAATATCTCTAAGGGTAGCAACACAGAATATACCTATATTTCTAAAATGGAAATGTTTGAACCTTTACCAGAGAAGAGAGTTGTACTACAAGACCCAACAACAAATCAACAATACTCTCTATCAGACAGAACCCTCATTCACCTTCCTGGCAGCACAAATGAAAGCATTGTTGAGTATGGTATTGAACAAGGCAAGTTTATTCAATTAGATGTACCTTTCACTATGCACAGATACTTTAATGACACACCTGTTGTTAGTGTGAATGGGAAAGTCTTCACACATGATATTGGTAAAATTAATACAATACGTATAAGAGAGGTGAATTAACTTGGCAACTACAGAGCAATTAATGGCACAATATGGTGTCGCATGGTTTGATTTTGATGAATCTAGTGGCAATGTAACTGATAAAATTGGATTAGGTGGATACGTTGGAACAGTCACAGGCGCAACAAGAGCTACGGGTTGGGATGGTAAAGACTCATCATTAAATTTTAATGGAAGTAGTCAATATGTTTTAACCGACTACACTCCATCTGCTTTGGAAGAATTTACAGTAAAGTTAAAGTTTAAATGTCCAACAAATGGTGGAGGGTATTTATTCACAGCAGGGCGTCAATTAGATTCTTCGGCATTAAACATCAATGGTTTTGGAGTAACGGTCAATAAAACAGACGGTAATCTAAGAGTTTTATATTGGTTTAACAGTACAAGTGCAGTAATTACAAATCAAACTCTAAATTATGATTATAGGGATAATAAATGGCATGAGCTAATATTGACTCAAAAAAGCAATGTGATTCAATTGTATATTGATGAAACCTTTATTGGAATATATCGGTCTATTGCAAATATTATCACTCCTAAGAACCCACTGAGACTTGGATACTTAAATGTTAGTGGGTATCAAGAATGGTATTCAGGGCAATTAGATGATTTACAAATCTACAACAAAGCTCTCTCCCCTTCTGACTTCACTAAAAAACGTTTAGTAGTCAAAACAACAGACAATAAAAACCTTGTTTTATCTCCTACCTTAGCTCGTGTAAAAGAGATTCCTAACACAGCAGAATATATGATGTTAGCTCAAGGTGGTGTAGTTAGAGAGATTGATTCAGCAGTTGATAGCCAACCAATTGATTTCACTAAACCTACAACTGAATATGAGCTTGTAACTAATAATAAAACACCATTAGGAAAAGGTAGAATGTTTACAATTCCTATTGGTAGTGATTTTAAAACAGCAATGATTGAGGACAACTATTAATTTGGTTGTCCTTTTCATATGGAATAATATTGGAGGTCAATACAATGGCTAATACAAAAGATAATTTAAGTAAATATGGTAAAGCCTTTATCAGTTTTGATGAAACTAGTGGTAATGCTATGGATTCAATCGGTGGGTATACAGGGACTTTAGTTGGCACACCTACTCGTGTAGCAGGTTGGAATGGTAAAGGCTCTGCAATGAGTTTTAATGGCACTACTCAATATATTGAGTTCAATAACACTCTTGTTCCAACAGTTTCTTTTTCCATTAGATTTAAACTAAAGGTAGGTGTAACTACAGATAATAGAGTTGTACTAGGTACTCAAAATGTAAGTAACGTAAACAAAGGATTTAGAATAACTGCTAGGTCAGATGGTCACTTAGCAATTGCTTTCGGAAATGGAACAGAATACATTCTTAAAGATGAAAGTGGTAGCTTAGGATTCTCACACTCTAAGATAGTCAACGATGGCAATTGGCATGATGTACTAATGACTTTTGATGGTTTGAATCTTTTGTTTTATATAGATGATATGACAAGACCTGTAAGAACAGGCACAATATCTACGAATGTTACACATGAGGGCAATCTTAAATTAGGCTATATGGGAACTACAACTTATTTCAATGGTCAACTAGATTCAATAGAAGTCTATGATAGAGTTATCTCCCCTATTCCTGATAAATACTTAGTCGAACACAACTCACAATACAAATACCATGATGGAACTTCTTGGAAATCAACAACACCAACAGAAGCAAACTTTATCCAATATGGTATGAACAATCTAAACCATATTACAGAAAAACAATGGAAAGAGCTATCAGGAAATAAGTCAGTAATCATGTGGTCTGATTTTGAAGACAAGCAATTCGCTTCTGTTGTATTAAATAAAAATAGCTTTAAAGCACAAGATTTACTAGGTGATTCAGCTCAAGCAATTTACTACACTGATTCAGACACTACTAAGATTGCCATAGAAACAGGCGTTGACCCATATAGTATCTATGATTATATTGGTGAATTACCTACAGTAGCCATTTATACAGAGTCTAATGATGATATTGTTGTATCGACTAATGTTGAGCCATTTGATATTTATGATGAATTTGGTGAAAGTGTTGAAGTTCTTTATTATACAGATGATGAAACTGTGACAAATGCTGACTTAGTCTTAGAAGCTAATTGGTCGCCTATTGATGAACTCGAAGGTGATTTCGAAGTTGTAACATGGACTGAGGAAGGTTCTGATACTGCTAAACGAGTGCTTGATATGAAAGCAATACCACAACCTCAATTCGTTAAATTAGTGAATCCTAAGCGCTTGTATGGTTCGTTAGATGATGTGTTTATCAATGATATTTCACAAGCGTATCGTGATGAAGCTCGCTACTTCGTTGGTGGAGAAACCTCTGATAAATGGTATGTATGGGACAAAAACGATAAGAGATTCGTTGTTGCTGATGCTTCCAGTCTACAAAAAATCATGTTAACAGGTATGACTTACAAAGACTTAAATAGTATCACCGACAAGCAATGGCGTACATGGACTAGTGAATATATCAGTATCGGTATGTACCTTACAGACAATCCTCGTGACACAATCAAAACAATCGTCGAAGAAATTTCGTTTGAAGACTATCTTCCTCGTGATACTACAGCTATAGAGAATACAAGCCTCTACATCTTAAACACAACTGCTAAGATTGATATTTCATTTGACGCTAATGTTCTTAAAGGTGTTTTAAGTGATGATGATTTAACGCGTGTTCAATATCGTGTATTACTAAACAATGGTTATTACTACCCTCCTGATGGAAGCTTTACGAAACTAGGTGAATCCCCTCAAAATATTGAGTTAGCGATTGGAAGTAAAGATATTAGAATTGATGATTGGAATACTCTAAGAATAGAGTTTCAAGATTTCTTCGGAACTACTGATTATTGGTCAACTCAATTCATGGGAACATACTCAGGTCTTATGTTCAAAGATGTGTATGGTCAATACTACTCAAGTGAGATTGGTGAGGTTCTACAATATCTTGATTTTGGTGTCATAATTGCAGGTCAAACTACAGTTGAACATGAGGTTATTCTTAAAAACCAATATGGCTATGATATTAAAGATATACACTTGTATGCTAATACAGCAAATTTCCCTACAGGAATGACTTGTGAGTTTAGTACAAGTTCTTCTCCTTTTACACCTCAACCTGATTTAAGACTAGGTGGTGTATTAAAAAACAACGAAGAAATGTCATTCTTCATTCGATTAAAAACTGAATTAGGTTCAACGCCTGACGCTAACGGTTCATTTGACATTATCGTGAGAGCAGACAAAGCCTAATCACAATACAATGTGATAAGGAAGTGAGATTATGGAGGATCAAGATTTTGGATTAGAAACAGACATTTCCTCTCATAGAAATGAAATAGTAACTGAGAATACAATACCCTTTGATAAATCCTTTGAAGTATATACTGAAATTGAAGTAAGTCCTCACAACAGTTTTAAAGCAACATATAAACTAATTGCTGTAGGAAAACTAGAAGAAGATGTTGAGATTGTGGCTAGGCCACTTAGGGAAAGTATTGCACAAACTGAGCTTATTTCTCGTTCTTCAGGTATTAGTAATAGAGACACTTACTTAAACATCATGTATCGTGGTAACTCAGATGTATTTACTGAGATTCAACCTATTGGTTACAACTTCTTAGAAACTGAAATTGAAGTGCCACCTCATAATAGAATGTGTGCAATTTATGAAGTTCAACAACCACCTGTCGTTACAGATGTGTTTAATTCTACTCAGGACGCTTTCACTAGAGAGCAACCAGCTTACCAAACAATCAACTATGGCAGCAATTCTTCTATGGTTGTTGGTCGCAGTAAGGATGATATTTGGCGCTCATTTGTGCAATTTGACTTATCTTCCATTCATCCTTCCTATGTGCTAAAAGAATCCTATTTACGTCTATACTACAAAGGTTCAGCCCCTGAAAACCTAAAACTAGAAATATTAAATGCTAGTAGTGAGTGGCACGAAACTAGCATTACTCACCTGAATAGGCCAATCCCTATAGATTTAATTGCAGACGAATTCACTATTAATAGAAATCAAGGATACATCGAATTTAATGTATTTAAAATTGTTGAAGCTTGGGTTTCTCTTGAAAAAAATAATAATGGTTTTATTATACGTTTATCCAATGAAACTGCTTCTGGACAGACAATTTTCTATACAAGGGAAACTTCTTCCCCACCTGAATTAGTTGTAAAATACTTCGATTCAAGGATATTTTCTCAAGGAAGAAGCCAGCAAATTACTGAAATCTTTGTCTATAAAAGAAAGCACTCTGAATGGTTAACTGAGGTCACGGTTGATTCCATTTTCAGTTTTGAAAAGTTAGATACTGAAATCTATGTTCACAGACTAGAAGTTCCTTTAGATTTTGAAGCACAAGCTGAAATCACCGTCACCAAGCCATATGTTGAGACTGAAATCATTTCTTCGATTCGTGAAGAAGACGAAATTCTGATTGAAATTGGTGCCAAAAAACCACTTGATAGAGAAATCCTTGCTGAAGTTACGATTAATACCCCCTTTACTTTAGCTCAAATCAACTGCGCCCGAATTGACTCTAGTTTTTGGGATACAACTGTTTCGGTAATAAGGCCTTCTATCCATGCTGAAATTTCTGTACCATTCCATGACAAAAATGAAGTTTTCACAGAAATTGAAATTAATGATATTTGGACTTCTATTGTTTACACAGAACTTTTTGTAGCAAAGGATAAAATAGCAACAGAAATCATGCCTAGGGTTCGTAAAGATAGTAATCTCTTTGCCGTAGTTCATGTCTCAAAACCAAAAATTGAAACAGAAATTGAGATTAAACATAGAAATGACATTTTGGTAGAAATTGAGCCTAATATTAAGTCAGATATTGTCACTGAAATCATTGTTTCTAAGCCTTCGATTGATGTATCTATTGCCGTACAGCTGTATGATAAATCCGAAAAAGATACCGAAATATTCGTTACATTTGTTCAAGCTATTTTTAGCGAACTTACCGTAAAAGCTGTAAGTCAAGTCGATACTGTAATTGATATTAAAAAGGTATCTCAAGTTTATACTGAAATTTCAGTGAACAGAAGATTCGTTCAATCAGAGATTACCATTCCAACATGGGCTGACCAGGAAGTTCCGACTATTATTGAGCCTCGTATCTTAATGGTTAATAATAAACTAACAATCATTACTGTTAATGGTTCAGTATCAGGCTACGCATTTATACTGTAAAAGAAATGGAGAATATAAGCTATGCTAATAAAAAACTATGAAATTGGAGAATTACAATCATTCCTTTTTAATTTAATTCTTAAGGGTAAAGAATCTAGAATGCGAACTAGGTTTATTAAATTATTGGAAGATCAAATAGAGCTATTAAAGATAGAAAGACAACAGCTTATTAACGATTACGCTTTAAAAGATGAAAACGGGCAAATCGTTACTGAAACGAAGGAAATACATAACAAAGAGGAAGAGATTGTACTATTTCAATGTGAAGAAGCTGAAAAAGAAGCACAAATGCAAATAATGCTAATGATGAATGAGGATTTTATTATTGAAGAAACGGCCGATAAAATTGAAATGCTTACAACTTTACAAAGTATCATTTTAAACTGTGATTTAGAGTTTACCGGAAATAAGGCTGTTCTCTATGATCGATTTTGTGAAATTTTTGAAGAGATAGAACTATTAAAAGACTGAGGATACTCAGACTATATTTATAAAGGATAGATGGATTACGACATCTATCCTTTTCTATTTTACAAAAGTTGGTGATTACGTGCAAAATGAAAAATTTGGTGAAAGATTAGCTAGTGCAGAAGTTGAAATTAAGAATCAGGAAAACCGAATTTCAAAATTAGAAGGTAATCATGAGTTATTATATCGCTTAACATTAGTATCTGAACAACAGCAAGAAATGAATAAACATCAGCAAATACAATTAAATAGAATGGATAAGACTTTTAACAACATCAATATGAATTTAACAAAATTAAATATGTCTCAAGTTGAATTGCAAGAGGATGTTAAAGATATTGGAAAGCGTGTTGACAGCATTGAAGATGATTTGAAACAGGAAACTGCTAAAGATAATATATCAATTAGCGACATGATTAAACAATATCTACACTGGTGGATTCTCGTTCCCACCGTGATTATTGGAGCTCTAATTTTGAAAATATTAGGCTTGTAAGAAAGGAATTGATATTTATGAAAATCAATTGGAAAGTACGTTTAAATAATCCTCAATTTTGGATTACAGTCGGATTATCTATTATTACCCCCCTATTTGCCTACTATGGGATTACAGGAGCCGATTTAACCACCTGGTCTAGTGTTAGGACCTTACTTGTCAACGCCGCTTCAAATCCATATGTAATCGCCTTAATGACTGTTAGTACATATAATGCCGTTTTAGATCCCACTACTGCGAGCCTAAGTGATTCATCACGGGCTTTAAGATATAAAAAACCGAAACGAGATGATCTATAATGCTAGATTTTATTTGTCCGGTTAAAAATGCAAGGTTAACAAGTAAATTTGGATGGAGAAATATCGGATATGGAAATGAGTGGCATCAGGGTGTCGATCTTGCTTCAACAGGAAAAGTTCCCATTTATGCTAGTGCTGCTGGGGTAGTTAGTCGCGCCCAGGTGTTAAGTAGCTATGGGAAAGTAGTAATGATTAAACATATCGTTAATGGTAAAACCTATGAAACGAATTATGCTCATTTAGACTCTTATTGTGTTCGTGTTGGTCAAAGTGTCAAGCAAGGTCAACAAATTGGCATGATGGGGAACAGCGGTAGAGCATTCGGTATCCATCTACATTTTGAAATACATAACGGAAAATGGGCTATAGGTCAGCCAAATGCAATGAATCCTATGACATATATTTCTCTAGCAAATGAAGAAGCTAATACTATTTTGACTAACCAAGGAGAGCTGACGATGTCACAATATACAGAATTACTTACTAAAATTAAAGAACTGGAAGAAGCTTTAAAAACGAAACAGGCTATTATTCCAACTCGAAAACCCGCTAAAATACATCATTCTGCTTGGGAATGGTTAAAAAATAAAGGTATAACGGATGGCACTAATCCCCAAAATTTCTTAACGCGCGAGCAATTTGCCACAATGCTTAAAAGATACTATGATTCATACAATAAAAAATAATTTTTTCATACCTTATACATAAAATTCTCTTCCCTATAACATAAATCCATTCCCATCTAATAGAACCATGTTACAATAGAAAGGAATTATGGCAACTAAGGAGATATAGCATGAAGCTCTCGACGATCTTAAATTTCTTTATTCTAGTATTTTTCACATTATTATTTGTTAATGATTTCTTCCCTGACACAACGATTGCAACGATCTTGACTAAAAAAATGATTCTTCTTATATTAGTCGTGCTAGTGATCATACAGCTTGCCTTAGATAAAGGTCGATATAAAAAGATGTCTAAGAAGGCCTATATTGGTTTGACTCTGTATACCGTTGGTTTATGGATTGTATTGACTTTGCTCGGTGGACAGTCACAAATTGGTTTATCATTTACTAGCCCACTGTTCTATATCATTATCGTATTGCTTGGGCTGGATTTATTACGGATTTCCCGCCAAGCTAAGCGCGATCAAACCGAGGAAAAATAA